GCACAACAAGAAGAAGACCCGTCCGATGCAGAGAGTTTGGCGGCGGCCCCGCTGGAATGACAATGAACCAATCTAAAATTTCTGTTCTTAAACAATTAGACCCCACATTTGCACAAACTATATCTGGCATTGATGAAAAGTATAAAGCACCGCAAGGTCTTGCTTCTCTTAGCATTTTAGGTGGTATTGGTAGAGAGTTTAAAAGAGGTAACGAAACTAGAGCAGCACTTAGGGACTACGACTATGATAAATTGGCTGCGGACAGTGGACTTACTAGAGAAGAACTGGACAGTACACTACAAGAATTAACTGGAGAGGTGTTTAGTGGATACCGTGACCCTGAAACGGGTGAAGTATCGGGGCAGAAAGACCCACGCAGTGCATTTGAGCGCGGCAAGGATTTTCTTGCAGGTATAGGTAGTAAAAAAGAAGAAGACTTTGGTGATGAGTTTGGTAATATTGCTGATGACGGTACTATGCCTACAACTACAGGTGTAGAAACTGCGCGTGTAACAGGCGACGTTGCTGGCAAAACAGTTCGTCAAACTGCTGAAGAGTTTAGGGCAGATGAGACACGTAGAGCAGGATTGACAGGAATGCCTACTGCAGACCAGTTAAAAGACACAGGTTTCGCTGATGAATTAATTGCAAAAACTGCTAATGCTCTTATAGCTAGGGGAGTATCCTCTGTGGATGCACTTCGTGCTGCTGAAACAGCAGTAAATACGGGAACTATTGACCCAGATGTGGCCGCTTCATTTGGTGGCGCAGAGGCTGCATTGACAGATGCAAGTCTTGTTGGTCGTTCTTTAGCAGGAGCAGCCGATGCCGTTCCTAGTGGAGTTACATCAGCCATTAGGCGTAGCCAACAAACAAAAACAACAGAACCCAAAAGAGACACTCGTTTTTCTCCGGGTGCATTGGGTGGGCGATTAGATGCTATTGATGCCGAAGGTGTAGTAGCAGGAGAAACAAGACTTCAGCAATCAAGAGTTCAACAGCAACAGGATGATGAAGCAGTAATATCACAAACTCAAAACTATCGCAATAAAGGTTATAGTGCGTCAAAAGCAAAAGAAGCAGCTAAAAATAAAGTAGCCGCAGACAATAGAGCAAAACAACAAAGGCGCGATGCAGGAGAATCAGAGGCTAATGTTGCTAAAACATCTGCTGTTACTGATAGTAGTGGTAAGGCTGTTACTAGCATAAATAAAGCTACAGGAAAAGAAACAGTTGTAACTAGCGGTCCACAGACAGAAGACCCCGGCCCAAGTAAAATTGTTTGTACAGAAATGTACAGGCAAACACAACTAGATGATTGGAAAGAAGCCATTAAAATTTGGGGTGTGTACGAGAAAAAATACTTGACACCGTACCATGAAAAAGGTTATCATTGGTTATTTATGCCTTGGGTTAAAGGTATGCGCCATAGCACTGCTATGACATCAATAGGAGCATATTTAGCGACAGCAAGAACTCAACACCTCAAGCATGTTATGACTAGGGGTAAGGCACCAGATAGTATTGTAGGAAATGTATGGTGTAAAATTATACATCCGCTTGTATATATTGCCGGAAGGACAAAAGAATGGCTGAAACTGTAGATGAACTAAAGCAAGAAATTATTGATAGGTTTGTTGTCCTGTCAGATGAAGATAAAGATACTTTAACTAGCATGGTAGGCACACAAGAGTTGCGCGTACTTGGAAAAGTTCTTGGTCCTGAATTGTCTAGCATTGCAAACTTTAAAGATATCGCATCTGCACCAAAAACAAAACGACGTGGCCTAGCAACACGATAAACAGCTATATATGTTGGCTACTCATCCCCCATCTCCCCGACAGGTGTATGGCTACGGTGGCCCCAACAACGGAGAAGTACAATGGCAGAAGAAGCAACAATTATGGCTGAAGAAATGCAGTCACCCAAGAAAGTAGCGTTTGCAAATCGTAAATACACTAACGAAGAAAAACGCAAGATGGAAGAAGAAGAACTTGAGTATATGCTCAAAGAACAAAAAGGCGAAGTAGAAGAAACTACTGAAGCTGAAAAAGAACCCACAGGTGCAGAAGAGAAAACATTTAAGAAGCGTTACTCTGATTTGCGCCGCCACCAACAAAAACAAGCAGAAGAATTTAAGACAGAACTTGCAGAATTAAAATCACAACTTTCTGCTGCTACACAAAAAGAAATGAAACTACCTAAATCTGATGAAGACATTGAACAATGGGCAAAGAACTACCCTGATGTAGCAGCTATAGTTGAAACAATTGCAATGAAGAAGGCACGTGAGCAGTCTAGCGCACTTGAAGAACGCATGAAAGCAATTGACGAACTGCAAGTATCTGCAACTAAAGAGAAAGCAGAAGCGGCATTGATGCAGATGCACCCTGACTTTGATGAGATTAGGGATAGCGACAGTTTTCACGAGTGGGCTGAAGAACAGCCTAAGTGGGTGCAGGATGCGCTTTATGAAAACGACAACGACGCACGTTCTGCTGCTAGGGCGATTGACCTCTACAAAGCTGATATGGGTATTGGCAAGAAGAAACCCAAGTCAGACAAAGACGCAGCCAAATCTGTGTCTACAAAGAATAGTCGCAGTAAACCGCAAGAAAACGAAGCCTCCTCATACTTGAAAGAGTCGGAAGTACAGAAGATGTCACCGCAAGAGTACGAGGCTAAGTCCGACGAAATTATGGAAGCTATCCGTTCTGGAAAGTTTATCTATGATATTTCTGGTTCAGCCAGATAAAAAAAGTGTTGACAAGTAGTTATTTTTTAGTATAACTATAGTCATCAAAGGTGTAAGCAGGTTCGCTACTTGCTTACATCTAATCCGCAAACACTTCAGTCTTATGGATTACCTGACGAGCATGGCCCGTTGACAAACTGGGCGGCCACCTAGTTTAAGATACGCACCCATAGTGAATCAGCCTCTGATTAGTCTGGTGAGTTTGCATCTGTAAAATGCTAATTTAGGAGAAACATCATGGCATTCACTACCGCTGCCGGGTATGGTAACCTTCCTAACGGTAATTTTTCGCCCGTCATTTACAGCAAACAGGTGCAACTTGCTTTCCGCAAGGCCGCTGTTTGTGAAGCAATCACAAACTCCGATTACTTCGGTGAGATTGCTCAAATGGGTGATTCCGTTAAGGTCATCAAAGAACCCGAAATCACAGTTAAGGCTTACGCCCGTGGTACAACCATCACGCCGCAAGACCTTGACGACGAAGACTTCAGCCTGACAATCGACAAAGCTAACTACTTTGCGTTCAAGGTTGATGACATTGAAGAGGCACACAGCCACGTTAACTTCCAGTCTCTGGCAAGTGACCGTGCGGCTTACCGCCTTGCTGACCAGTTTGACCAAGACGTTCTTGGCTACTTGTCAGGCTTTAAGCAGTCTGCTCTGCATGCAAATGCAGACACCGCAAACGACGTAACAAACGGCTCCGTAGCTGTTTCTACTGCCGGTTCGGACGAACTGCTTGCAAGCATGAAGCTGGACGGCAGCGACTTTAACGCCGGTTCTGGTGGCAACTCGATTGCCCTGACGCCACGTAGCGGCAACTCTGCAGCACCTACTGCTGCTGGTAACGCTAACCCGCTGTCAGTTATTGCCCGTATGGGTCGTAAACTTGACCAGCAGAATGTAGACACGCAAGGCCGCTGGCTCGTAGTTGACCCAGTCTTTGCTGAACTTCTGAAGGATGAGGACTCACGTTTGTTCAACGCTGACTTCGGTGGTAATGGTCTGCAAAACGGTCAGATGGCAGGAACCATTCATGGTTTCACCATTCACGTCTCTAACAACCTTCCATCCGCTGGTTCTGGTCCTGCTACTGAAGCAGACACCAACTCAACCAACTACGGTGTGATTGTTGCTGGTCATTCTTCTGCTGTTGCTACTGCAGAGCAGATTAACAAGACCGAAACTTACCGTGACCCTGACAGCTTTGCTGACATTGTTCGTGGAATGCATTTGTATGGCCGCAAGATTCTTCGTCCCGAAGCACTTGTTAACGCCATCTACAACGTCCGTTAAAGGGAGATTAGATAATGGCTACAATTACTGCTACTCTTGCTCCTGCTATGGGTAATTCCCAGCGTGGACGCAATCCGTACATGGTTGAGCAGGTCGTTGACCTTACTGCTAACAGCATCAATCCTAACGGTGACGTAGTACAGTGTATCACTGTTCCTGCGAACACCAAGATTCTTGCTGCTGGTTTTCAGGTAACTTCCAGTGCAACTCAGAACACGGGTACTGATGCTACTGCCATCCTTGGCACTGGCGCAGACGACAACGAATACGTAACAGCGTTTGACATTGACGGTGCTGCTGATGGTGCTTATGCACCTAGCGTAACTGTCTCTGCTGACCTTGTTATCGGCTCTGCTGATACGCTTGACCTGACCCTTGCGGGTTCAGGTGCATCGTTCACTGCCGGTGAAATTCGTGTCTTCGCCGTGATGATGGATGTAAGCGCACTTGGCGAAATGGAAGCTGCTGAAGTTTCCCGTGACCAAGCCTAATTAAACGAGGGGGCTGGGCAACTGGCCCTCTCTTTTTACCTTTAAGGATTTTAGATGGCA